ATTTAAAATAATCAATTAAGGACACGACACACCCCATTGTGGTTTTTCACCAACAGTCCATGTGACTGGTGTTCCTAGACTAAAATCAATTGGTACAGAAGGTATTAAAGGAACTTTCCATGTTGAAATATCTTGGTCAAAAGACGTATTATACGCAAACATACTATCCATATTTGATACGTTACATACATTCCAATTATTTAATGGTTGATTGAAATTGGTACAACTAGAGAACATAAAACCCATATATGTTACACCTGATACATTCCAATTATTTAATGGTTGATTGAAATTGGTACAACTATTGAACATATCATTCATATTTGTCACATTCGATACATTCCAATTATTTAATGATTGATTGAAAATAGAACAACCATAGAACATAGCTTGCATATTTGTCACATTCGATACATTCCAACCACTTAATGGTTGATTGAAATTGGGACAATTATCGAACATATTACTCATATTTGTTACATTCGATACATTCCAATTATTGAAGTAGGTATTACCAGTTAAATTTGTACAACTATAGAACATACTACTCATCGATTGAACATTTGTTAAATTTGGCGAATCCGTGGCTGTTACATTCAAATTTATACAATTATAGAAAGCCCTACTAAAATTATTCCATACAATATCACCCCATTGTGTAATTTCTTTAATTTTTCGACCTTCATATGCACCATCAATAATGTCTTTATAATAATACAGATTTGGAAGTGTTCCTGATATCTGAATGGTATATTGACCAGAAGATGCGTATGTTTTTGTTATATCTCCACTACCAATTATATTTTGTGTACTACCATCTCCCCAATTTATTGTAATATCATAACTACTATTGGTACGTAAAACAAATTGGTTTGAGGTAGACGTTGTTCCTGTTACTGTTGTGTCAACCACAAAAGTAAATGGATTAAATGACGGGGTGTATCCACTTGTCGCAGATGGTGTTGGTGTAAAAGACGGTGTTGGTGTTATTGAAGGAGTTCTTGACATTGTTGGTGTGATAGATGGGGTTCTTGTTGGTGATGGAGTGATTGATGGTGTTCTTGTTGGTGACGGAGTGATTGATGGTGTTGGTAATGGTGATGGACAAAATAAATCATTTGACAATTCAAAATTTGATGGTTCATTTGGACACCATTCTTCATCGATATAATATTGACCCAAATTAAACTCAAGACCCGGATGTTTTTCGTATTTATGTCCAAGTAAAAGTTGTTCATCTACATTACCATTAAAGACAATTAACAGTGTATCGTTATATGGTCCACAATCAGTTTCGAGATTTAAATTAAAAAATAAATTTGAATTACAATAATCCAAATCGACATCTATAACTTCAATTGGAAAACCATATTGATTAATCAAATAATCACCATGATTGTATAATTCTTTTGGGTGATTACAACATGGTTCAATAAAATCTGAAGGTTTTATTTGTAATTCTTCTGGAAACCTAAAATCAAAGAAATATCGACCGTTTTGAGGTACACCAAAATTCTCAACTATTTTGTTTGTATAAACTCTAAGTTGTGTGGTTGGAAGTACCTCAAAAACTTCATAATCATTATTTTGTGTTCGACCTGTAATTAAATTACTTTTAACTGAACCCAAACATTCAATGTCTGTTATTTGTACTTTTCTGTAACCATATGTAAAAGAATAACCAGATATCGACCCATCTAAAATATTTTGATGTGAATATGTTGTACATGGTCTAATTTCTGCAGATAAAATATAATTACCAACAGATAAATTACAGACGCTTGTTTTTGTTATCGAACCACCACTAATAAAAGATTGAATATCTTGATATGTGGTGTCGTCATTACAATCAACACCAGAATTAACCAATAATACAGTTGAATCACATTTTAATCCGTAATTGTAATTTGTTTTATATTCTAATTTTGGTTGAATTGTGTATCCGGTATAATTGTCACAAAAAGTCGCCTCTGAAATTATTGATATTGAACTTCCCGTACCACCAGACAACGGAGAGGTTCCTTGGTAACCAATTAAAACAAACTCTTCTGTGTGACTTTTTCCATTTGGTTGGGGACATGGGTCGTGCTCAATTTTTGGTTGTAATCCCAAAATTTTAAATTTAACCTCTTTATTTGCTGAATCAATAACATTAAAATCTATAACATCATTTTGGGAAACACCTGTTAATTTGTATACACAATCACTAACCTTTTCAATATGAACGTCAGCATTTTCATTTGTTCCACTTATACAATTTGCATAAAAATAAAATGACCAATCGGTCCCTTCTTGTACACCCGTCTTATAACCAATTAATTCAATAAATAAATCGGAAACTAAAGTACAACCAGTTGGGGTTTCACAATATACGGTACCGTCACCGTATACATGCGCACTCATTAAATTACTATTCTTGTTAACACTATAATCCGTTTCAAATCTATAATCAAAATATTCAGAAACAGAACAATCATTTGGTCCTAATTTTACGGAAGAAAATCTGACCTTTTCGACACCATTTACATCGGTAAATGTTTCCCATTTTATTAATGAAATTGTTTCAGAATAATATGTTTGTCCTGTTGTACCTGTAAATGGAGAATATGGTTCGTATCCTGCGCTATTTCGAGTAATGGTGATGTCTGAAATTAATTCACTTAAAGCATCCAACCACAATTCTTTGATTTTATCAACATCGGGTTCTAAATAATCTTTATAATCACAAATCAACGATAAATTGATTGGGTCGTTACTTGTAACACCACTAGTACAACCAGTTAAAGGTTGTAAATCAAATAATTTAGCACTATTTGAAGTGTTGGTTGTTCCACTTAAAACAACGTACATATTTGAAGTTAATCCACTATAATCAGCCCCACCATATATCACTCCGTCTATTTCAATTATCGGATAAAAAGTAACTCCCGTCAATCTTAATAAAGACCTAAAATTAATTTCTTCTCCTAATATGTTTTCTAAATCTTCTTCGATATATGTTTCAAAATCGGGATATAATTCTTCAATAAATTGAAGAGGTTGACAATCATAAACATATGGATATTTTGGTCTTCCGAATACATTGTTTTCAATTAAATTACCACCTGTCCAAAGTGTGGACGCTGGTACCAATTGTTCAATTAATTGAACCCAATATGGTGAAATTTTATCAACAAATTCTGTTACAGTAATTTGGTGATATGGTGTAAAACCCGTGGTTTGTGAAAGATAATCACGATACACATCTTCCAATTGAATATAATTCTTTTTGTATCGAATTTTATTTGAATTCTTTACAAGATTATGAATAAATGTATCTAAAAATTCAACAAACGTTTTTCCTGTTTGTGTTGGTAAATTGTTGTTTGTTCCAAAAGAAATTTCCAATTCTTTACTACGTCTAAAGACATCGTAATCAATGGCTCTAGCCGGTGAAATATATATCTCGATGTTTTTTCTATTTAGAATTAAATCTGAATTATCTTCTTTAAGTCTAGCTTTGGTATTATCTATGTCGGAAACCAAATCATATCCTGTATCTAAACCTGGTAATGTTCTAAAAACATTAAAATAGTCTTCACCGTAGGTGTATGGTTTATTTTTTGTGATAATTGTTTTTGTTCTACCAGTTAAAACGGAGTTTGTGGTATCCAATATTAAAGGTGAACGGTGTGATAACGTTATATCGTACCATCCCGCACCTTTTTCAAAGAAAATATCTTCAGTTTCACTGTACGCTCTTCTTGGTAATCCATTAATTTCATTAACGGGATACCCATCTCTATCAAACGAAGTTGTTCCTGTGTAAGTTTTCTTTTCATATGTATAACCAGTAACATTTAAAACCGCAAAAGTGTATGTTTTATTTCCTTGAATCGCCTCATAAATGTCTTCTTCTAAATCAAAACTCGCGGGTAATGATGTAACTTGATAGATATATTCATTAATTTTTATTAATGGTTCAGGTGCACCAAGAAATTTTAAAAAAAACTCTAAAGCCTTTCTTGTTCCTTTTGATTTGTATATCTCAATAAGATTAACTAAAAGTCTTCTATAAAACTCATATTCTGCTTCGACTAAATTTGTACCGGTAGAAATACCCGCATACGTTGTGTTTATTCTCGTATAAAGAACATCTTCTAATTTTTTTTCATCAAATAAATTTGTGGTTGATAGTCCAAGGTTTTCAGATAAATTTTTTAATAATACATCAGGTAAATTATTAATCGAATCATAACTCACATTTCTCATGTAAGCAATATTGTCAATATATTTTTTTACACTATCAAAACTCTGTCCATATAATTGAAAGACACTTTCCGCTCTTTTATCTTCCGTATCAAATTCAAATAACTGAGGAGAAGATAAAAATCGAACCATTAAATTTGATTTATAATCATCAATCTCGTTTGCAATATCACTTAATCTTGTTACGTAAAGTTCATAATCTATACCAGTAATTTGAATGTTATACCCATCATTTGATAAAGGCCATGATGTTGTTACACTTACTAAAGAGGTTTTTGAATTATTTTGACTATCTCTAGGTACTCTAAAACTTGACGTATATATGGGATTTGTTTCTCTATTTAATAATGATTGTTCTAAATCATCAAGACCTGAGAAAAATTCTTCTATGAGTCCATCATTTGGTCTGATTAGAACATTGTTTAAGTAAGTGGAACCCGTAAAAGGTTGTCCATAAACTTTAAATTGGATTAAATTATCTACATTTGGTTCTGTATATTCAAGAATTGGGTATGTGACATTGTCAACAACAATAACATATTTGGTATATGATGAATAAAAATTCCTTAATTCATTTTCTGTTTCAGGTTTTATTACTGAATTTGGTTCAATAAGTACCAAATCAAATGGGTTGAAGAATTTACTTCTTTCAGTATAAAATATTGTTGTGTGAGCACTGTCATCGTATGTTGAACCCGACACACTATATGGTGAACTACTTATTGGACTATCAGCAACAATATTGATAGCACCAGGAAATTTATTAATAATTCTTGTTAGAGAAACTAAAATACGGCTAGATAAGGAACCAAATAATGATTTATCCGCATATTTTTTATTCGATTTAAAACTAACCTCATTGGTTTTTTTTGTTTTTGTTCTTGTTGTGGTTTGAATACCATCAACTTGTTTTATCGAATCTAAAGTTAAAAATTCTGAAAATGGTGTTGTTGAAAAACTCTTTGAATCTCTTTGGGGTATTACTTTATCCAAAGAGAAAACCGTGTTGGTTAAGGAAGATGTTCCATCCGTTATTTGTCTACCAACTAAAAAATCATTAAATGTTTCCGCACCGCTCGCAGCTTGACTTGGTACTTTTCTTTTTGCCATTATGTTTCTGTAATAGTATCAAAGTTTAGTGTTTCGTCAATGTCAGTTCTCTCTTCACGAACCTCATATAATGTTTCATTAAATTCATCTTTAACTTCGTAAAGATTATATTGTTTATATATGTTGTTGTTATTGTCATAAATGGTGTAAATACCTTGTGAAACCGCCTTACTTTGATTACCATACAATGCATATGCTAAAGTTGATGCGTCATGCTCAACCATTTCTATCTCTATTGTTGTGGGATTTAAATATGTGTTTGTTAAAATTATTTTTTGAGATGGTACACCAATAAACGGAACCGTATTTGGTTTATTTGTTGGTGCTGAAGATGGTGT